GACCAAAATTAATTGAGTGGCTTGGCAACACATATGGAAAACGGTTTGAACACTATGGAAATGGTGGATTACAGTCTATAAGAGGTCACGATTTAAACAAACTATATGCATCTTCTAAAATAGTAGTTGGCGATACCCTATGTATTGGATTTAAATATCCAGATTACTGGTCAGATAGAATTTATGAAACAATGGGCAGAGGTGGCTTTATTATCCATCCCTATATCAAGGGGCTAGAAAAAGAGTTTGAAGATAAAAAGCATTTGGTTTTTTATGAGTACGGTAATTTTGAACAGCTTAAAGAGTTAATAGATTATTATTTAGAGCATGATGAAGAGCGTGAAGCAATTAGAAAAGCAGGTCATGAACTAGTTAAGTCTAAATATACATATAAAAATAGATGGCAACAAATACTAAAGGAGCTAAACGTATGATCGTTAATATACCAGGAACTAAATTAAAGTTTGATTTAAGAGATGAGTACGACACAGACCCAATCGTTGTAAGAGAAATCTTTGATGAAAATGTTTATGAAGTAAAAGACACTCACTTTAATCGTGGTGGCGTAGTTGTAGATATTGGTGCCAACATCGGTACATTTGCAATTTATGCTGGACAGTATGCCAATAAGGTATATGCTATTGAACCTGAACCACATAATTTAGAAGCTTTAAAAAACAACATTGCTCTAAATGGTATGGAAGAAAGTGTTATTCCATTACCTTACGGAATTAGTGATTACAAGGGAACTGCAGTAATACATGATAGTGGTGGTGGATCAAGTATCAAGGATGATGGTGCATTTGGTGCAGAGATTGAAGTAATGTCTCTAAATGATTTATTTGCACTATATAATATAGATTCAGTAGATGTTCTTAAAATTGATGTTGAAGGCAGTGAATTAGAAATTATTCTAGGTGCATCTAGAGAAAATCTTAACAAATGTAAATATATCACTATGGAGTTTGATATTAGAACAGGTAGTAAATTGGGTGAAATGACTCAAAAGTTATCTGAAACACATCATGTTCGCACAATGGGCAGTTGGGAACGTGGCGGAATGGTTTGGGCCTGGCTTTACTGATGCGACTAGGAATTATTGCCAGATCTGATAATACTGGTCTTGGCAATCAAACAAAAGAATTAGTAGATATGCTAAAGCCTAGCAAGGTTATGCTTATTAATTCAATATCATTTAATAAAAACAAACAATACCCAGACAGATATAAAGAATATGACTGTCACTATGTGCGTGGTTTTCCAAAAACAGATGACATAAATGATTTCCTTAAAGGTCTTGATGCAGTGCTTACCTGCGAAACATTTTATAATAATACCTTTGTTTCTATTGCTCGTAAAAAGGGTGTTAAGACATTTTTACAGTATAACTATGAGTTCCTTGACTACCTTCAAAATCCAGATCAGGAGCTTCCAGATACCCTGATAGCGCCCAGCCTATGGGGTTTTGAGGCTGTTTCAAGGACTTTTGGGACTAGATCTAGGGTAGTTCACCTACCACCACCAACCACGCCCGAAATCTTTAATAAAGCAAAGCTAAATAATACTATAAAAGATCATAAAAGGCTTCTACATGTTGCTGGGAAAATGGCACATTTAGATAGAAACGGTACCAATACAGTTATTGAAATGATGAAATATTCAAAAGCAGACTACGAGATTGTCATTAAATCACAGTCTAATCTTGATATAAATATAACAGACAGCAGAATATCTATTGATACAAAAAGCCCAGATAATAAGCAAGATCTATATCTTGGATTTGATGCAATGGTTTTGCCAAGAAGGTACGCTGGATTATGTTTGCCAATGAATGAAGCACTATTGAGTGGACTTCCAGTATTTATGACAGACATATCACCAAACAATACAGTATTGCCAGAGTCTTGGCTGGTTAGGTCTAAGAAAATAGATCAGTTTAATGCTAGAACAATGATAGATGTTTATGAAGCAAACCCAGAGCTATTGGCAAAACTAGTAGATGATTATGTAAATGATTCTAATAAGGTAGAACAAAAAGCAAAAGCATTTGAAATTGGAATGAATAGTTTTGCTACAGAAAATCTTAAACAAAAGTATCTAGATATTTTAGAGAAATAAAAAAGCGGATCCGAAGATCCGCCCTTCTATGTAAGATAGACTTACTTCTTTGCAGCTGGCTTCTTTGCAGCCTTCTTAACAACCTTTGCATTCTTTAGTGCTGCTTCAATATCTGATTCAGCAGGCATACGTCCAAATGCCTTGTCGTTAGGATTGACTGCTCTCAAAACTACTGGAACCAAAGCACCAATTAGTGAGTAAGCCAATGTTTCTGGATCTGTCACACCAGATGCGTACATTGCAGTAGCTGCACCAAGAACTGATCGTCCGTATGATGCTAGCATTTGCTTCATTTTTTCATTCATTATTTTTCCTCCTAGGATATAACTTTCATTAGTATTGCATAGCCAGCCCATAGGCCTACAATGCCTGCCACACCTGCAAAAACAGGTGGTGCTGGAACTGGCAATTTGAATGCAGCAAATACAACGCCACATCCAAAACCTGTTAGTATTGATAGTACAATGTCTTTCATTTTTCCCCCACTATATATTCTCTGTGATGTTGCTCACAGAAGTCTACGTATCTTGTTTCTGTCATTGATAGTATAGTTGCTTCATTCGTACAATCTTCTATATCGCATACAGCATAATCGTATCTTATGTCATCTTCAAATTTTTTTAATTTAGGGTACATTATTCTTTCATTCCATAGTCTTTGCTTGGATTTTCAGGATGATCTAGTGGTGTTGGAGCAGTACACATTGTTCCACAGTCATGGCATTGTATATCTAGATGATACATTCCGACCATGTATGTTTCTGTATCAAATGATACTAGTGCTCTAAACAAGGTACCGCCACAACTTGGACACTCACAAGTTGGTATGCCTCTAGCGTCTATCATCTGCTTCTTCTGGAAGTAGTTTCTTTAAATCTTTGTATGCTGAAGATATTTTTTTCATTGAGTGGTAGTGAGGATAGGCATCTCCAACAATCCCATATTCATCAAAGTACATAATCTCTGGTTCAACATCTCTAATAAAAGTTTCTAGTTGTTTCTGTACATCCTCAATATATTCAAACGCCCAGTCACGTGAATCAGAAAGAAATTTAATAAAGTTTTCTTTGTGGATGTCTTGATCTTCTTTACTTACTGGAGAATTAAGGGTTGACTCAAAAGCTTCTTGCATGGTTGCGTTCAGTGCCACCATTTTTGCAAATGCCTTGCTTATAGTATTAAGTCTTTTAAGTGTAGAAAAATATGCAGTGCAAAAAGATATTGCAATCAGGCTAAGCACTATAACTGCTATTTCCATTTTATTCCTTTTCTCTCAATACTATTGTATCACTAGTAAGGCCATACATTTTTTTGAAGTCTAGTCCTGTTAGTCTTTCGTAGTCTTCTAATTTTCTTTCTTGTCCTGCTCCGTATATACCGCTTTCAATACCACACAAAACATTTTTTTGCTTTTCTTTTGAAAGCACTTCCAGTTCTTTCCATGATATTTCTTTTAGGTTCCTATCTTTCCAAACCTTACTATATCCTTCACGAGAATAAAAATGATAAACAATTGTTACGCATGGAGAATAGATATCCCATCCCCTAGTCCATGCTCTTATTGCAAAACAAAGTTCTTCACCAAAGAAACTAATTTCTGGATCATACGGAACTTCTTCTATAAGTTGTCCTGTAGCAAATACAAATCCTGCTAACAATGTTGTTGATTCTTCTGGAAGATTTTTGTTGGATAATTTAACTCTTTCAGCAGTCCACTCACCACGCTTTGTTAGCATTGGCTTTTGTTTTGTAGCATATGGAGGTTGAGTCTTAGAGTTTTTAATAATACTTATTTCTTTATTTGGCTCCACAAAAAATGGTGGAGGAAAATATGAAAGAATTATTTTATTATTGTTAGATAGTTCTTGTGCTTTATTATATTGTTCAATACAAAGCACATCCCAATTCTTCTCAAATATTGTATGAGAATCAATCTGTAAGAAGTAATCTTGTTTAGAATACATAGAAACAATCTGTGCTCTTGCATACCCAGCACCCCTTGCCATCTTAGGATGAACAGTCTTCAAAGTAAGATTTGGCACCCATGATAGATCTGGTGCAAACCTTTCAAACTCTTGAAGGAATACACCAAAATGTAAGTCTTGTGGATTTACTGCATTATCTAATGCAGAATGAATAGTTCTTTCCAGTTCAGGATCCCTGTAACTAGCAATAGATATAAATATTGTCACTTAGGAAGTGCCTCTCTGGTAACTAAAACAATTGCTCCTTCCATTTCAAGAGCATTTTTTAGTCTTAGTACATACTGCAATGCCTGTATCTTGTCATCATGAGCAAGTCCAGCAAAGTGCTTTTCATCTAACTTAATAGTAAGAAAATGTTCATTATCAATTATATTTACACCAAAACCTTTTGGTGGTATAACTGTATGAAAAGCTCTACGCATTGCATCTGTATACATTACTCTTCTTTTCTCCAATGGATATATGACTTGATATATACCGCTGCATATGCCAAAGCCATTGCAATAAAACCATATTGTTTTGTTGCCAAAGCATAGGCAATCCACAAACACTCATTTACGCAAAGTATAAGCCATCCCCAAATAGTTTTTCTACCTACAAGGAATATTCCTGTTACTCCTATTACTGCTAATATC